ACGCGGTATTTGCAATTTTACCCAGATGAGGGGGAGTTACGAAGGGAGTTATATCCGAAGCACATGGAATTTTTCAGAGCGGGCAAAGAGTATAGAGAGCGTTTGCTTTTAGCGGCGAATAGAATTGGCAAGAGTGAGGGAGTAGGTGGATACGAGTTGACGTTACATTTAACTGGTTTATACCCGGAGTGGTGGGAAGGGAAGCGGTTTGAGCATCCGGTAAGGGCGTGGGCGGCTGGTGACACGGGTAATACGACGAGGGACATATTACAGTTAAAGTTATTGGGACCGTACCCGGATTTTGGTAAGGGATTGATACCGAGGGATTGTATAGTTGGGAAGCCGATGAGCAAGTCTGGTGTTCCCGAGGCGATAGAGATAGTGAGGGTAACGCACAAGACGAAGGGGGTGGTTGATGGAGTGAGTGTATTGATATTCAAGAGTTACGATCAGAGGCGGGAGGCGTTTCAGGGGACGGAACAGGATGTGATATGGTTAGATGAAGAGCCGCCGTTGGGGATATACACGGAGTGTTTGTTACGGACGATGACAACTGGAGGTCATTTGCTCTGTACGTTCACGCCGTTGTTGGGTTTAAGTGAGGTGGTGTTGAGTTTTCTTCCTGGAGGCCAGTTGCAGGTGGTTGATCCGTCGTTGAAGCAGCCGAAATATGTAGTAATGGCGACGTGGGATGATGCGCCGCACCTGACGTCAGAACAGAAGGACAGTTTATGGGCGAGTATCCCGGTACATCAGAGGGATGCAAGGACGAAGGGCATACCGCAGTTGGGTTCGGGGGCGATATACCCATTAGGAGAAGATGAGATAACGTGTGAGCCGTTTGAGATACCGAAGTTCTGGCCGAAGGTGTATGCGCTGGATGTGGGTTGGAACTGGACGGCGGCGTTATGGGGGACAGTGGACCAGGAGAACGATATAGTTTATTTATACTCGGAGTACAAAGCAGGTCAGGCTGAACCTCCCATACATGCGGCGGCAATCTGCAGTAGGGGGCCGCTTCCTGGGGTAATTGATCCGGCGGCAAGGGGAAGGAGTCAGATTGACGGCCAGAAATTATTTGAGTTGTATGAGGCGTTAGGGTTGGACCTGACGTTGGCGGAGAATGCGCGGGAGGCGGGGATATACGAAGTATGGCAACGGTTGAGTACGGGCAGATTGAAAGTTTTCAGGACATTATCGGCGTGGTTAGGGGAATTTAGAATATACAGAAGAGATGAAAACGGGAAAATAGTTAAAGAAAATGACCATTTAATGGACGACACGAGGTATTTAGTGGTTAGCGGGTTAAGTGTAGCTAGGACGAGGAGTTATTTTGAAGATGTGGAAGAGAATGAATGGATGTATAAGAGGGAGGAGGGCAGGAACGCGACGACGGGGTATTAGTTATCAGTATGTAACAAACTGACGACGGGGTAATAATAGTTATCTATGTGTTCGGGATACTGCACAGATTCGGGAGAATGAAAACTGGGTCTGTCCGAGGGAGTGGCCGCTTCTAAGGACAGCGTTAAGGATGAAAAGGGCGGCTTACAGGAGCCTGTACTCTTGTGAGCCGTCTTTTTTGTCGCCCAGAGATGGGAAAATTTAAGGGTACCCTTTAAATAATTGCACAGGAGACTTGACATGGACGAAGCGAAGGACGTTAAGGGCGGGTTGAAGAAGTACGAGGGCCTGATTGGGCAGGGTATACCGAAGCGGTTGGCGTTGAGTCTGGCTTGCAATAGTCCTGGCGACCATGACATGAGGGGTTTTTCCCCTGGTGGCGGAGACAAGCAGCGGGCGAGCATCGAGCCGCCGACCCTGAAGAACAGGATCAAGGCGAATAAAAAGAGACGCGGGGGTATCGTCACTACCAGGGGTAAGTGATGTCTGAACACAAGCGCAGGAACATAGAGTGGCTCCAGGGCGCTCCCGACAAACCGAACCTCGCTGAAGATTTGGGGCAGGAGGAGTTGAACCTGCTGGGCGCGGACGTAGTGCGGACCTACGAGATTGACATCTCTGACCGCAGGGACTGGGATGACCTGAGCAAGATCGCTATGAAACTGGCGAAACAGGTCAAAGAGTCCAAATCGTTTCCGTGGCAGAAATGTTCCAATGTCAAGCACCCGCTGATCACGGTGTCGAGTATCCAGTTTGCCGCCAGGGCGTACCCGGAGATTGTCAAGGGCAACCAAGTGGTCAAGTGCCAGATCACCGGGAACGACCCCAAACCCGTTCAGATGCCTCCTATGCCGATGCCTATGGGCGGGGGTGTTCCTATGGGCGGGGGTGGGCCGATGCCGCCACCGATGGCTGGGGAGCTTCCAGGCATGGTCCCTGGTGGAGCAGGACCGATGACAGGTGGCGCACCGCCGATGCCGATGCCGGGGGTACCCCCCGGTCCTCCGATGCCGCCGCCCTCGCCGCCGGGAGTGTGGAAGGGTCCCAAACAGCAGCGTGCCGAGCGGATTTCGACCCACATGAATTACCAGTTGACGCAGGAGATGCCTGAATGGGACGAGAACATGGACCGGGCGTTGCACATCCTGCCGGTGCTGGGTCAGTTATATAAGAAGACTTATTACCATAGTGGGTGGAAACGGAACGCTTCCGAGTTGGTGTTGCCCGAAGACTGTGTAGTCAACAAGAATGCCAAGTCGATAGACACTGCCCGCCGGATTACGCACAGGATATATTTCTACACGAACGATGTCTGGGAACGGACCAAGAGCAAGATATGGTTGGACGAAGATTTGGGCCTGCCCAGCCAGCAGGACAACCAGGATAACACTGAAGACCCGGATGCCGGGCATGAGTTTCTGGAACAGCATCGTTGGGAAGACCTGGATGGGGACGGGTACAAGGAACCGTACATCGTCACCGTCCACAAGGCGACGCAGAAGGTCGTGCGGGTGTTGGCCAGGTGGCAGCGTGATTCCGTAGAGGTGACTGATGGCAGTAACGGCGAGCGGGAAGTGGGCCGGATAGAACCGGACCATTACTTCACGCACTTCGGGTTCATCCCCAACCCCGACGGGTCGATGAACTACTTGGGGTTTGGGCAGTTGCTGGCCCCGATAAACGAGTCGGTCAATTCGACTTTGAATCAGTTGCTGGATGCCGGGACGCTTTACAACGCTGGTGGCGGCTTTATAGGCCGCGGTGCCAGGATGAAGGGCGGTATCGTTAGCCTGGCTCCCGGCGAATGGAAGATGATCGACGTACATGGGGGTGCCCTCAAGGAGAACCTGATCCCCACTCCAGTCCGGGAACCATCGATGGTGCTATTTCAGTTGTTGGGGTTTCTGGTGCAGGCGGGTAAAGAGATCAGTTCGGTGCAGGACATCATGACCGGCGACGCCAAACTGGCAGCCAACATGCCGGTAGGCACGGCGATGGCCCTAGTGGAACAGGGTTTGAAGGTCTTCACTTCCATATATAAAAGGATATATAGGAGCCTGACGGCAGAGTTCAAAAAACTGTACATCTTGAACGCAAGATTTCTGGATCAGGAGTTTCCTTATTTTCTCCAGGGGAACGCTGAACAGAACACGGCCAAGCAAGCCGACTATTTGGAAAAGGACATGACGGTGGTTCCCATTGCTGACCCGACGCTATCCAGCGACATGCAGCGGATGCTGAAGGCTCAGGCTTTGAAGGACTTGAGTGGCAGGCCAGGGGTGGACGAGGTAGCGATCACCAGGCGGTTGGTGCGGGCCATCCACCCGGACAACGAGGATGAAGTGCTGCTGACTGATGAACAGATATCCGGGAAGGATCCGGTGAAGTGGAAACCGCCGCCGCCGCCGCAGATGGTGGTAGCGCAGGCGAAGGCACAGAGGTTGGCCCAACAGACGCAGGAAGACATGATGCGGTTGCAGATGGATGCGGCTCAATTCGGTCTGGAAATGGAAGAGAAGCTGGCTACCATCGCCAAACTGAAATCGGAGACGCTACTGAATTTTGCCAAGGCTAAGGACTTGGACACATCCGATCAGATGGAACTGCTGAAACACCAGTTGGATTTGATAACTAGCCAGGCGGAGATGGAATCGAAACTGCTGATGGCCCAGGTTAAGGCAATGGCAGGAGGTAATGGCAATGCTGCTGGAGGCGCAGGTACAGGTGGTCCTCAGCCCGGTAGAGTGGCGAGACTGGCTCCAAAACTCGGCGACGCAGGAGGTGTTGCGAGTTCTGCAGTCGGAGCGGGGAGAGTGGGTCCGCCGGTTAGTTGAGGGTGAAACCCTGGTTCAGAGCCGGGAATCCGTGGAAACTGCCCATGCCGTGGGAGTTATAAGGGGGTTGGACGGTATTCTGACCGGGATCGAGGAACAGTTGCGGCTGCAATGGGACGAGGCTCAGGAGATACTGAATGCTGAGAGGATGGAGAAGGAGGTGTGATGTCCGTCATAACAACCGGCAATCTGCCTAAAATGAGTTATGGTGGATAACCAGAGCTTTACCGTGGTTTTGACCCCGGACATGGAGGACGGCGGATTTACGGTGCAATGCAAGGAAGAACCGGCGGCTATTTCCCAAGGGGGGACCGAGCAAGAGGCCCTGGACAATATCTTAGATGCTCTGGAACTGTGTTTAGAACACGAGAGGGAATTGCAGGCCGCTAAAGCCGGGGAAGCCCAATCGGTATGAGCTGCACCGCAAAGCAATTAATCCGGGCAGTTAAGAAACTGGGCTATGAAATTAAAGGCTAAAATGCTATCTGGCAAAACCATGCCAAAGAAGAAAAAGAAAAAGACAGAAGGAGAGAAGAAAGGTGAAAAACGAATCAGGCGTACTACCCGTAGAGTATAAGTGCATAGTAAAACTTGACCCGATAGCGGAAACAACCGGAAGCGGTTTGATTTTCAAACCTGATATTGCGAAAGAGAAGGAACGGTGGCAGACGATCAAGGCAACACTGGTGGCTGCCGGAGGGTTGGCATTCACTAATCCCGATTGGGGTTACCCGACACCAAAGGTTGGGGACAGAATATACGTCGCGGTTGCTGCCGGAATAGTCCATAAATACAATGACATGGATTTTAGAATCGTGCGAGACCAAGACATTGCCGGAATATTGAGCGAGGAATAAGGAGAAAGAACATGGTTGAGACAGAACTGAAAGTGGAAGAACGCGCCCAGATTATGGGTTGGGTGCCTGAAGAAGAGTTCAAGGGCGATCCGCAAAAGTGGGTGGCTGCCGAGCAATGGGTGGAGCGGGCTGAAAAACTTTTACCTCTCACCAAGGCGATGGTCACCAAACTTACCGAGGATATTGCCAGCCTGAGATCGACCGCTGGCACCAAAGAAACCGCCTTGACTCAGGAAATCGCCGGACTCAAAAAGACTTTGGGCGAGTTTGCCGAGTTCTCCAAGAAGGCCGAGGAACGGGCGTTCAAGAAAGCGGTGGCCGAACTGGAAGTTAAACAGCGACAGGCCGTGGCAGAGGGCGACACCGAAGCCTTCGATGCCGTCAAGACCGAACTGGACGAACTGAAACAGCACCCGGCATTGACTGGGCATCTGGGGGAAGTAACCATTGATACGGCGGGAGACCCTGTGCAAAAGGGTTGGCCCGAGGTGTCTGATCCAGCGGTGTACCAGGAATGGGCCACGGAGAACGAGTGGGTGAGTGACGTGGACATGGGTATCTATGCTCGGCAGGTCGATTTGCACTTGCAGAACACCATGACATTCCCGACGCAACTGGCACAGTTGGAAAAAATAACCGAACTGGTTAAGAAAAAGTTCCCTGATTACTGGTCTAAGAAGGACGACAACCCCAACCAGAGGAAGCCGCAGACTGTCGAAGGCGGCGGCGAAGGCGGGGGGGCACCGTCAGGCGGCAAGGGCAAGAAGAATTACAACGACTTGCCTGCAGCGGCCAAAGCATATTGCGACGAGTGGTCTGGCAAAGATGGCAAAGGCACGGCTGGCACCATTCCAGGGTTCACTCGGCAGGATTATGTTGACCAGTATCAGTGGGATTGATCATAAGGAGAAAGGAATATGGTTACTAAAAGAGGAAAGAAACCTGTGAAAAGGGAAGCCACTACGGTTGCGAAACCGGAAGTTGAGACTGTTCAGGCAGAAGTCAGGGAAGAAGTGGTGGTGACAAGAGATAGAGTGGCAAGAAGGGAACGTGTTCCCCTCGGCACACCTCGGATGAAGTTGAGTATATCCCAGGCCATGCAGGATTATTTCAATGAGAGGAACGAAGTCCCCCGGTGGATCAATGACGAACCTGGCCGACTGGAAGCGGCGAGTGAAGAAGACACCTACCGCTTCGTTACTAAACGGGAGTTTCCCCAGACGTATCGGGCGGAAGTCGGCCAGGGTGATTTGACTGCGCGTGAAGGGATTGATTCGAGAATTAGCCGGGTGGTCGGCACCAGAGAAGGCGGCGCACCCGTTACAGCTTTTCTGATGGCCAAACCTAAGACAGATTGGGAAGTAGACATGACTGAAAAGGCAGAAATAATAAATGCTAGGGAAGAATCAATGAAGGCAGGAGTTGATAGTTACGGCAGACCTGGGGATAAAGAAGGTAGATACATCCCCAGTCCCGGTATAAAAATAACCCGCGGCTGATGGCCGCGGTATAAAGAGGTTCGTTTATGTCTAATAATCAAAATCGAACTGGTCTAACCCCCGTGACGCACATTTCCGGTGCGCCGTGGAACGGTGCGACCAGACGGTGTTATATCGAGACGGGTCACAGCGGGTCGCTGTTCGTAGGCGATCCGGTAGTCTTGACTGGTAGTGCTGATGCCTCCGGGTGTTATCCTACCATCGGGATTGCCACCGCCGGTGGCGTTGTCTTCGGCGTGATTGCCTCATTTGAGGAACTTCCTACAAACCTGACCAAGACGTATTTTGTTTCTGGAGATACCGGCGGCCGGTTCTGTAACGTCTGCTGCGATCCGACGGTACTGTACGAGGTGCAGGGGAACTCCGCTGCTGCCATCACCGCCGATAATGTCGGTGCTTGCGGCGACTTGATTGCCACTGCGGCTGGATCAACAGTAACCGGCTACTCTGGATGGGAGTTGAGTCAGGCTTCTCTCACTACCACCTCTACCCTTCAGGTCAGACTCATGGGTGCTTCGCCCCGGGTAGACAACGACATCTCTGCTATCTACGCTAAGTGGCTGGTATTAATTAACAAGAACCAGTTGTTTGGTGTCGCCAGCAATGCCTCCGCCGGTTCGACTTACATCGGCGCACTCGGCGTATAGGAGGATTAAACAATGCCTGGTGGTGTGATTACAACTGGAAATTTACCGAAACTGTTCGTAAAACAGCAGCCTTCACAGGTAACTGTGATTGAATAACGCGTTGAATTGCTGGGAACCCCTAACGTAAAGACGAGGGCAATCAGCAGCTAAGTTCAGGATGATAATGAAATATCTGGTCTACGAAATAGTCAACAAGATAAACGGTAAAGGATATGTGGGTATAACCTCCAGAAGCTTGGAAGCCCGTGTGTCTGAACATATTTCCCGAGCCAACAATGGTCAGAGGAATAACCGTTTATACCAAGCCTTCAGAAAATACGGGGTTGATAACTTTGAAACAGCGGTATTGGAATACTGCCGCACCGAAGATGAAACCCGTACAAAAGAAACTTGGTGGATAGAAAAACGTGGCTATTACGACAACGGATATAACTGTAACCTCGGAGGTTGTGGAAACCTCGACATCTCAGACGAAACCAGAAAGAAGATTGGCGATGGCCGTAGAGGAATACGGCATACTCCCGAAGCCAGACAAAAGATTAGGGAGTCCAAACTGGGTAAGCCTGAGTGTGCTAATAACTTTGGTTCGTATGCAGTGAAAGGTAATCCTGGCACACAGTCTAAAGAGTGGACTATAGAGTTTCCTGATGGTCATGTTGAGACTATATCAGGATTAAAAAAGTTCTGCCAGGAGTATGGACTAAGTTATTCTAGCATGACCCAACATGCCACACATAAAGGGTATAAGGTTTTGGAGAAGTTCATACAAAAGCCCGAAAGGAGTTTTGTTACCCGGGCGAAAGAATGGACAATCCAATTTCCTGATGGTCACGAAGAAGTTATAAAAGACTTGAAGAAATTTTGTCGTGACCATGACCTATACTATGTTGGTACGATAAGAGGTGGCAACAAAGGTTACAGCATTCTGAAAAAGTTCAGA